CCAGCGGTTATCAGAAATATGAGTAGCGAAATAATCTTTAAGTATTTCCACTGTATCTACTTTCTGCAAAACAGTATCTACATAAATGATAGTATCGGTATGGTTAATGTAGTGCGGGTAAGTGCTTGTAATAGTATGAATCACAGTGTCGGTAACGTGTACTATGTTTGTAATAACATCTGGGCATTTCTTATGTGCTTTCCCATAGCTGCACCCCTTCATAAATACTATCAGCAAAACGCAAAGGAACGCTAAAATACCATATATGTATTTTTGTACCGAAATTAGCCATGCGAGTAGTTTTGCTTTCATAATGAAATAATTGTATCGGTTTTACTGTCAAATATTGCAGATAACTTTTTAATCAACGCCTGCCCTGACACTCCCAGCATCAGTGCTGAAACGAATGTTATAGGATAGATGTTTACCATATCATCTTTAGCATAGACAAGAATACAACCGATGATAAGATTTAGGATTGTTGGAATCCAGTTATTCCGCACATAAGTTTTCCATCTGAATTTAGGGTCATTATAAACTCCGTTCAATTGTAAAAGGATGTAGATTAAACACCCGCCGATAACTGCAAAGTAAAATTCCATAGTTCTAAATATTAAATGTCTCGTTCGTTTGGTATTAATTCGTAATGGGGACAATCGGAAAACTTTTCATCATTAATATCATTATCCATTGAGAAATCAGCACCGAGCCTTATTTTATGAGAAATAACGCCAGTCCTATAAAGTCTATCAGCTACCCCTTTAACATAGCCTGCAAAGAATAATAACTGTTCCCTGGACCAGTCAATATGATTCACTTCATACGGTGCAGCATCAACTGCCATTGAAGGATCAGAATTATGTTTTGATTGTGGATATTGAAGTTTTGATTTACCCTCTGCAAATGCTTTGTCCTGTTCCGGCTTATCCCTGTGACCGCAAACAATAGTACAATCCATTTCCTGCACAACATGTGCAAAGAGTGTCTGTAAATCCCTATGACAGGTCTTTAACTTTGCTTTTGATGTTTCGCTAAATGTATTCATTTACTTTATTTTTACCGAATCCTGTAATCCGGCATCATTGTATTTTACCCAGCCTCTTGATACTTTTGATATTCCCTCCTGTGACCTGATTTCTTTTGTCAGAGTGTCTGCCGGTTTGCCTATCTTTCTATCACTGCTATAACTGAAATATGCTGTTAAAAGTAAAGATATTGCACCGATTATAAATGATGCTGTTTTGATCCATACTGTTATTCTTGCTCGTTTTTCCTCTCTTAATTCCTTATCTGTTTTTATTACAGCTTTTTTACCTATTGATTCATTATGTAACTCTTTTACAATACCTGATATGCCTGTGAGCTTACTATTAATATCATTTACTGCCTTCCCCATCTCCACAACTTTGAATATATACCCATCCTCTGGATGACCATTCCCGACAAGCAGAAGTTCTATTCTTTCAAGTCGATTCTTTTCGGTGCAATTATGAAGTATTGCAACTCTCTCTTTCGGCACTCGTTTTATCGGGGACTTATTCATAATTAATGTACTGGTTTATTCCTCTACTATCTTTAACATTATTGTCTGTCCCTGATAAGGATTAGCCCATGTTTCTCCATCGGCCGCAATATCTCCCCTCATATATCCATTTACATTAGGAGGATCAAATCCAAAATACTCTCCTTCAAAGGCAGCCGGATCAGGGCCACCAAGTATCTTAAATGGATAGAAGTTTAATCCATCATTGCTGATATATAATATTCTTTCTGTCATTTCCGCACAAATCATTATTTTCCCATGAGCTATAAAATAACCAGCACCTGTTCCTGTACGATTTAATTTAACAAGTTTTTTAAATATTGTTTTATCACTAAAATCAGCACTCAATAATGCTCTATAAACCCCTGCTGATCCTGTTAAGAAAACATCTTCTTTTGCCATATAAAAATAACTACCATAATAACCATGTCCAACAAAGTGGTAATCCCCAGGGTTCTCATGATCGTCTCCAGCAACAGTGTTTATTTTCGTAGGGGCACTCCAAGTATCGGTAGCTTTTGTATAAGTAAAATTTAATAGATTTACTTTCCCATCATCATTATCTCCGGTAGTAACTCTGAATAACGTTTCATCAACAGAATCCTGAGAAACCTCTTCAGTGTGTTTTGCAAGTATAACCCCATTATAACGATAGAAACATTTAACCGTCACACCACTATCGACAGTGTACCACAATCTTGCATTCAATTCATCAGTAGAGGGAACAATAGAATAATTACCCCAGACAAATATCTCTGTCCCTTCAACTGACATATACTTAATCGGATTAAAGCACATAAAGTTCTGTGATGCTCCAGGTGTATAGGCTCCACCACCTACATCAGTAACAGTCGTTTCAGCAATATTAGTAAGATTATCTGTGGATAGATACATCTTTACCTTACTGGCAATAAGAATATTGCCATTCTCAAAAATATATGTAAACTCACAAGGACCGGCAAATCCTACAATTTGTTTCGATATAGGATAAGTTCCACCCCCATCAAGACTTAATGAAAAAGTATCAGTCCCATCAAAAGCTAACATCTTATTCCCCCTTGCACACCGATATTCTAATCCAACTTCACTGAAATAATAACTTATGTCCCATGAATGCCCATGATCACCTGTGTAAGTAATTGCCTTTGTATAGTCTGATCCTGTTTTGTTTGTAGCATAACTAAATATCTCGGTTAAAACCTGCCTGTCATCAATAGAGTTATTGGTAATCTTCGGGAATAATATTCCTTTATAAGCAGTATTAAAGAATGTATTAAGTTTAACTCTGTTAAGCTCTGATATGTGCCATACCTTCGGAGTTCCAGAGACATACCAACTGCCGTCACCATCTACCATTAAGGTCTGACGTGCCATATCTCCGTAAATAGTGGCATTGTCTCTGCTCCAGTTATCACCAACAAATGTTAATTTGCTATCTGCAAGATTATGAGTTGTCAAACTTCCAGCATGATCCAATTCTTTAGTATATCCGGCAGGAAGCGAAGGAGTCGCCAAGGGAACATCACCGTTGTATCCAACAAATATATTTCTTAAAATAGAACTGCCTGAATATTTGTAAAGAGAATAACCTTTGTCTAAAAGATACCTCGATCCTCCGCTATCATAAACTATGCTTGTATTGCTTGCTCCTGAATTAGTAGCCATATGATAACCATTACCAGATAAGTCTCTTGGAGTAATATTATCGGTTATCCAATGACCTTTTAGATTTGTTAAATCAGCAAGATGACCATAATTCGTTATTGTTGTTTTCTCTGTTGGTGTGAGTTTGCGATTTAATACCCACGCCTCAGAATATATTGCATTGATAGTATAATTAAAAGCATTACCAGCTTGGTTATTGGATATACCTAATAGAAACTCATACTGATTTGCCATTGCTGGCCATGTTCCTGTATATGCTACATCTGCACCAACTTGTGAACCATTAATAAAAAACCTGCCTACTGAAGCCGTTTTATCTATCTCAATAATAAGTAAAACCCATCCAGCGGCAGTAAAATCCACATTTGTAAGAGTATCTTTTGCAGCGCCAGTTCCTTTTATTACCCACCTTAAATAACCTGTAGTTATGTTCTGATATATGTAATACATCCCATCAAGAGATCCGTCTATCCCTTTTCCACCAATAGTAGGATAAGATGTTTTTACTGCTGAATTACTCTTACATCTTACGGCAAACGTAAAGTCCCCCGCTGCAGCACCAACATCTAATCCCCCATTATCAACTACTATCAATGGATTATTTGACTGTTGTAATGAAGGTAATGTTATTACAGGATTATTAGCAGGATTGACAGTATCAACAAGTGCAAGTCCGCTTCGTGAAGTTGTCCAAAGATCAGGTGTCTCCCCTCCGAGTGGTAAAGCCGGAGTCCATGAAGACCCTGAGCCTGAAGAGGAGGAACCAATCTTTAAACCGCCGATTCGTATTCGTATGCCCATAGCATTTAATTTTAAACGCCATAGCCAATTACTATACTTGTCGCAGTCGTCCCGGAACTAAATATCTTACGGCAAATAACAGGATCAACAAATAAGGCTGAGGCATCAACAGTTTTAGTTATCGCTTCAGCATCTGACTTATTTCCAATAGGACAGTATTTAATATTTCCTGCACCGCTGCGAATGAAAAAACCTGCTTCGTCGGTAAAGTCAACAGCAGCAACATCTACTGGTACTTCCCTTGTTATGTTTCCCATACTTGTATTCATATTCTTAATTTTAAATTAATCACCAATAGTTTTGAAAATCCCTCGGTTATCTCTGCACTTCAGACCGCCACAGCCAAAATCGGACCACAATGGATAAAGAAGATAATTCCTATTCAGGTACAAAATAACCTCACACATTATAGCATCAGCCGTCAGACGTGCCTCGGTCTCCAGTCGTTGAATATCCTTTGTTGTGGCTGGTGTCGATAAGTCACTATCCTTAACTGTTATCCCGGCTGCTGTATAATTAAACGGTGTGCGGTTTGTAAAGCGTGCAAAAGCATAATAAGCAATAGCAGTCCTTAGTCCCTGAAATAAATAAGTATAAGTATTATAAACATAAGACCCCCCATTCAGAAGTATTGCGTTCTCAATTGAGAATACCGGATATTGAGTAATCAGTTCATTCAAGAGTGCATCACCGATCTGCGACTTGACATCCAACTGTTGAGCCTCGGAAACAAACTGCGGCCATGCTACATTGTTTTTCACTGAGTCAACAATATACTTTAAATCCTGAATATCTGTCAGAGCAACTAAACTTATCATATCGTTGGTATATAAGTTATTGGCTTAATAGAATAATCCACAAATTGCATCGGATAATTAGAGAATAAATCTTTAAATACATTCTCTAAATCTTTCCGTTCGTCACCTGTCACAGAGTTCATAAAGGAATAAGCATTGGTTAAGAGGTCGGCACCAAAACCGGCACCGATATCAACGCCCCTTAAGATTGGAGGCATCATAAACATTCTACCGATATTCTCCTGTACTGTCTTTTCAGTTACCTCGTATTGACGATCATAATTCTTTGCAGTGAAATCAATGAACTCAGGTTTTTCCTCGTCTGAATCAATATCCACTACCCATATTTTCGAGGTGTTCATGTCGCCCTGCATACGCTTAATCTCGTTGGCGCTATTCACCTGCTCGGTGTTATAGCGATCCGTTGGATCAACCGACCCATCAGTAAGTAACTTTGGTTTGATACCTTTGCGAACTAGCACCCCGGAAGGAAGGAAATTAAATTTTGCGTTACGATGCTTAACCGTTGATACACTCTCTTCAGTAAGCATATCCGTTATGATAGGATCAAAAGGCGAAGTAGGATATTCAAAGTCCCCGTCAGCGGTGTAGTAATAAACCTGTCCCAGGTAATTATCCGGGCCGCCGACTTCGGCAATCTCCACAGCAACTGTCAGAGGGTTGAAACGATTAATGAACTTGACGTCTCCCATCCGAAATGTCCTGCCCGTGAGGTTTGTCCAGTCCGGGTGGATTGCTATTTTACCAGTGTAGTCTCCTGCTGTGTTAATCTCAATCCGGCATTGTTCAAATGGGATATTATAATAAGCATAAGGGACGGCATTATAATCGTACTTGACCAGACAGGCAAATCCGTTAAAACTCTTTAGGTCTTTAGCAAACTTACTTAGTAGAGAACTCGCACGCTCGTTACGATCGTTGATGATAGAATCAGAAAGTATCTGATCGGTGAATCCTGCTCCCCGGACAAACTTAACATAGATATCAAAGCAAGTCTTTCCGGTTCCGGAACTTGCGATTATCTCTAATACTTTCTGAGGATAGTCGTTACCGTCACCGTATCCCTTGATTCGTTTACTCCTGAGAAATACGTTCCGCTCTACCCTCGGTGCTGTTTTGGTGGCGGATACTCGCATTATTTTTTCTGTTTACCAACTTTCTTAACTTTTGGCTCAATAACTACCGGCTCGGTTTTCACTTCAGCTTTCACCGGCTCAACAATGACAGTCTGTTTACCAACTTTCTTAACTTTTGGCTCAATAACTACCGGCTCGGTTTTCACTTCAGCTTTCACCGGCTCAACAACTACCGGCTCGGTTTTCACTTCAGCTTTCACCGGCTCAACAACTACCGGCTCGGTTTTCACTTCAGCTTTTACCGGCTCAACAATCACAGTAGGAATTACCGGCTTCTCCGGTGGAACTATCAGTGTCGGTTGTGGCTTTCTCGGTGGTACCGGTACATTAACCGGAGCTGTACGCCCGGGAATAACCTCAAAATATTTCTCCACTCCGGGTTGATTAGCCAGATACCACTCGGCCAGAGCATCAGTGAAATGTGGTGAATCATTAGTAACAGTCTTCGATGCGTCACCAAAAGCCTGAAGAAGTACACCTTTTTTTAATCTATAATTTTGTGCCATAATTTTAAATTTAAAAGAAGAGGCTCGAAAGCCTCCCCTTGTTTATTCACAGCATGGAGCCAATAAAGAATCCAATGCAATACGTGTTAATGCCAAAGTACCTCCTACAAAATATGTACGGGGTAACAGGGATTCTTTAAGTGAATCCGAACATCCGGCAGTCAGGACATAACCTCCGAGCATCTCTGCATCATTGACGTTACGTTCGACAGCATTCAGCTCCAGTCCAAAATCCCATCCCAGCACTTCAAAGACGGTCCTTCCGGCAACAGTGACACCATCATCTTTATTGTAGTTATTCTCGATGATCACCATGAACCGGCTATCCTTTGCATTTTCGATCCAGAGCTTATCTTCCGGTGTATTATCGAAGATACGAAATACAAACCCATGCTCCCAGGTCTTTTGATATTTAGACTTTACCATCGCTATCGTGTGTTCATTGGATACGTTATACCCTTCGACACAGTAAGCATAGCAAGGCGGAGACGTGGTTTTTAGAACCAGTTGAGTAAGCAGTAGAGAGTTAGTAGGATCAAATGTGCTTAAATCTTTATCAACACAATCGTAGTTGATAAAATATGCCTTATCCTTTATACCTGGAACGAGGTTTGCGCAGTTCTTCAGGATACAGGCAACTATTTCATTGCAGCCTATTGTCATAACTTACCTCCCGACCATAAAGAGACGATCGTCAATTATCTTAGCATCGAAAGCATCAACAGCCTCGATCCTGTTGATACGGCTCCTTTGATCATAAAATGTATTTACATTATCAAACAATGTGGTACACATCATACCGATGACCAGGTTTGAAACAGTAGTGTAAACTACCCTGTGAGGATCGTTCCATGAAGTAAGGTTATTCTCATAAGCCCTTATCCACTGATCCCACAACGGGATAGATACGATCTTGATACCGTCCCATGTAGCAAACTCAAGGCCGTTGACCATCAGTTTGTAGTCCTGAAATGCTGTACCGAGTGCCTGTAGTTGTCTGCGAAGTCTGTCCATCACCGAGCGGGTGACAAGAATAATCCTGTCAGGCTGTGCAGCCAGTTCAGAGATTGCATTGTCGATCAGTGTATTGACAGCATTGTAGGTCAATAGCGGTGTAGCCACTGACTGCTGAAGTGCGTATGTTACCTGTGTATTGCCGGGCATTGCATTCAACTGTAAAGGATTAACAGCATAGACAGCGGCCATCTGTTGAAAGAATCCATTAATGACATTGAAATATCCAACGTCATAACCCGGCGTGATAACTCCTACCGGGAAGTTAGCAGCGGCCGTGTCGCCGAACCATACATGGCGAAGGATCATCTTCTCGATGTCTTTTACCAGTATGTCGAGAATGAAAGCAAATATCTCAGTTTTGGTAAGATCATAAACCTCGACACCGCATTTCGTGGCCAGTGTCATCAGAGTGTCGTGAAGCTCGTCCACGCACATATCAATTATGATCTCCAAATATTTTGGTTCCCAGGTCTTTTCGACTGCTGGGTTTTCGAGGCACTGAGCCTCAGGATTACAGGACTGAGCGGCTTTTCCTACCAGGCCAAATGTGCCGGGGATGATCCCAATCCTTTTGTCATTCTTGATCCCGGTTTTAATCGTATGAAATGCGGTTATCCCTGGTGATTCAAGAACAGCGGTTACTACAAGTTCATTCAGCGAGCGGAGTTCATCAGCCGTGAAATGAAGTGCATCCAGATTGATTGTGTGCAAACATGCTGGAGATGATTCGTGTGCCATAATTATTCTTTTTTAGATTTGATTTTTTCACCTATCTCTTTTGCTTTGGTAAGATCCACGTCACCGACCTTTTCCAAATTACCGAAGTTCTTTTGACGTGATGTCGGAACCCATGAGTTCTTTAGGTTCGTCAGCTCGGTTACAATACTCTGAGCGGCAACCTTAACTTTTTCGGCTTCTTCTTTAGCTACCTGAGCTTCTGTCTTAGCCGTTTCGGCTTCTGCTTTTGCGGTTTCAGCCAAAGCAACTTTAGCCTCCAGCTCGGCAATCTTTTCGTTAGCCAGTTCAAGTTCTGTTTTAGCGGCGGTAGGCTCTTTAACTTCCGTTACCACACCGCCAGTAATGACAATTGTTTTACCATCTGTCATTGTGAATGTTCCATCCGGAGCAGCTTTATCGCCGACTGCCGGAGCGCCAGATTCCTTTTCGAGCTTAAATTCATTGCCGTCTTTATCTTTCAGCGTCTGATCTTTAATCCTCGAAAAATTTCCAATTTTGGCAATGGCACTGTCAAGTGTCGAGCCAAGTTTTTCAAAGAATGCTTTTTCGTCCATTTTAAAATTATTTTTGCGTTTAATATAAGCATAAGCCACAACCGGCTCAATCACTTTAGTAGCAAATCCGAGAGATAGCATATCTTCAGCGGATAGTTTAGTATCTTCTTTCATGTATTCTGCCAGCCTGGATTTATCAGCCCCGGTCTTCTCGGCATAGAATTCAAGTATCTTTTCTTCTTCCTGTTTGAGGCTCTCGGCAAGTCTTACCAAGTCGCCGGACTCATATTTATCGGCAAGGGTATAAGGCGGAATAAATGGATTATGAATCAGTCCATCGGCATTTTTCATCATCTCCCGTTCCGTGCCTGCCAGGAATACAATAGTTGCTATTGAATAAACTTTTGATTCACCGATTGTCTTAATCTTTTTTCCGGAGTTAGTCAGCAGGTCATAAATTGCCCACCCCTCCTGCACGTCACCACCTCTGGAATTTATCCGAACCGTTATGTCGGTTGCATCTTTATTCTCATCAAGAAACTCCGAGACGATCTTTGCAGAGATAGTATCAGAACCCTCTCCCATAAATGATTCAGGAAGAGATTCGCCAATATCGCCGTATATTTTAAGCACTGCTGCCATTAGGGCATCCCTCCGCACTCAAAGAGTTGGTAGTAAAGCATGTTATCGACTGCATGGTCTTCGTTATACATATAATACTCATCGTGGTATAAGAACTGTTCCATTTGAATTGTCGAAAGATTATTGTACGCAAAACACAGTGTCTCACTCATAGCTTTTAATTTAAACTATAAAATTAAATATGTTTGATGGATAGTTTACTAACACTAATTAGTTAGTAAATAAAAAAGCCCCGGATTTCTCCGAGGCTTACTTGACTTGACTTGCTATGACCTGACGAATCGAGTCATGCCATGATACGCCGAAATTTTAACTTTCAAGATATTTTATGAATATTAAAAAATAACATTTCATTAAAATGCTTATATGGATTTATTTCGCAATTTATAACATCTCCACTCTTTGCATTAAATTTATGTCGCAATAATTCGCTTAATGCTTTATTAGCTACAGTTGGACTCTTATGTTTTGCATCACCTTTTCCTACACTATATTTAAAAAAAGGAACTCCTGGTTTGGGATTAAATACTATATATGGCGTTTCATTTCCTGTTAAATTAACGAATGCCACATTTAATATTCCATTGATACAAGATAATCCATATTCTTGCATAAATTGCCATCCAATACACGATGTATAGGATTTTGTATTAGCTCTAAAATCTGATGTTAAATTCCTGCCTATTTTACCTTCAGGAATCGTCCAATTAAATAACTGATCTTTTTGATGTAACATAGTTTCTGTTTTTATAGGTTTATTTCTTCTCGGCATTTTTGCTGCCATTTCAATTAATTCATCGTCTGTTAATTCATCTTTATGGCTATGATATTCCTTTAGTTTACGTTTCTCATCCATAAAAAATGGATGCTTAGATAGTTTTAAAGCATTTTTCGCCTGATCGCTATATAGATCATCGTTATTAAATACAGGATAATCTTTAATTAATTCTACTGCCATCCAATAGTCGGGTTCTTTCATACAAAAATTCCATCTATAAGTTGGTTTAGAGACCCATCCTGTTCTTTCAATTAAAGAGCAATTTATTAATTTACGCCATAATTTACTATCTACACCTGATTCTTTTTGTAAGGAAGAGGCCGTTGCCTGCACTCCTGTATCTAATAATAGATATAGATACTCAAGCGATCCAAGTAATTTTCTTACTTCATCTGGTATTTTCATATCCTTATAATTTAAAACCCCCTCAAGTTCTGCGAGAAACAAGAGGGGATTTATGGTTTAAACCGAATTTCTTATATATGTCCTCGCAGAAACACGATACAAATATAAACAATTTATTTAATAAACAAATAATTTCTTATAAATCTTTTAAAATTCCTTCGCCGTGAATTACTAATTTACACCCTTTTGCTGTTAATGCTGTCTTCAAATGTCGAAAATGCGTCTTAATCTTTGCACAAAGTTTATGATCTAAATGCTTATGATTAGTCAAATCCACTCCATATAAATGAATCTCATCAGCTCCGTAAACCCTCCAAGCGATCTGGCAAGCCACAAAGGGACTGCAATAAGATTTATTATATTGTGGCAAATCCAAATTACAAAACTGATCCGGGTAGTTATGCAAAAACTCAATCTTCTGGAATTCCGGCCTTGAATCCCAATTAACTATCTGTGAATAGAAAGCTATCGGACGACTATTCTCAATAGTTATAAGTCGTTCCCCGGCAAAGACACTCCGCTTATCTAAGCAAACAATGACATCCGATTTATAGTAACGCCAAATATCATTTACTCCTATTGAAAGATCGTACCCGTCAGGATTAAATAGTGAAATTGACGGGCCGAGGCCAAGTACTGCAACTCTCATAATCTTCTTAGTCCACGATTCCAGTTACCCTCTATCTCCGGCAGTCCACGCCTGCGCCTGTCGCTCCGAGTGCCTGCCGCATTATGAACTATGAACCCGCCCGGCTCACCTTCGTTATTAACGATACTTAGTCCCGAATATTCAATAAGTATATCCAGTCCCTGCTGTTTTATTGCGTTCATTGCCTGAAAGCATGGAGATCCGTGATGGATATACGGCGGGAACTTAAAATAATTAGCCACATTGATAAGTTGAAAAAATGGATGTAGGTATTTCACTGCTGCATCCCTCCACTCCTGCGAGTGGTTAGTCTTACCAAATCCCCTGTTATCGACATAATCAAATGCACCTACACCGTAAGTCTCTTCATTCATCCTGCTTAACATATCTTCGACAGGGCTTTTAAGCATGACAATATCTGAATCAAAAATCAGAGCGTATTTTGTTTTTACCAGCCTTATCCCTGCGTCCATGCCGTTGCCGTGTCCGATGTTATATCTATACACCCCGACAGTAGTTATATCAGAAGCGAGGCTTAGAACATAATGATAGCACGGATCAGTTACCTTTGAACCATCGATAATAATAATTCTCATGTCAGGATGAAATCTTCGGACTGATTCATAAGCACGCTGTACCAGTTCTTTTGTATTTGAGCAGACGCATACCCCGGTTATCATCTTCGTCTCTGATTAAGTAATCCATGCCGCTGCACCCCGGCACCGCCGTAAAATCTCTCATAAAGGTTTTTATCTTCACCAATCAGCGCACTAAGAATATTCATATTAAAATCCTGTTTCATGTTCATTGCACGACCATGACCCGCCCCGATCCCGGCTCTCCCCGGTAGTCCTTTTATACCTATCGATAATCGGTTCTCATCAAACAGGTTCACCCCCTGCCGATTAGCCAGCATAAAGAAATGTGCATCAATAAACTTTGCCGGAAAGCACTCCCGGAACATTGGTATTGCCTCAGGCGTGAATGCTATCTGAAACAGGCTGGCATGGCAGTTATTGTTGTTATTAAAATACCTGCGAAAAAACACATTATAATAAATAGTATTTATCTCACCGACTAATCTGAAGTTACGCATCTGATACATCATCCGCTCTAGATAAATAGACCTGTAATAATCATCGTCCTCAATAATAAATATCGCCTCAATATCTTCCTCCCTATAATTTTTTAAGAGGGTGTTTATTCCTACCGACAGGTTTCGTCCCTGTGTATTTAGTCCGGGGTTCCATAGCGGGATAGGATAGCATTTTATTATTGTCCAGTTCTCACGAAAGTTATCATTTATAACATCCGTTGTACGAGGGTAACAATCATCAATAATTATCCATACTACTTTCCCTGTGTATGTCTGACGTTTCATAAATAGAGAACACAGGTTAATTTGTGCCTGTCGCCCGCCTGTTGGTGTAATCAAAACTATCATTGCCAAGTATAAATTAAATTTCCTTCGCCTGTTAAGGGTCTTTCTTCGTAAACCGTGAAGTTAGGCTTGAGGTTTAATATTTCATCTTTCGTAAGATTCTCCGGCGCAATAAAGTTACAAGTCAAATAACCCATAGCAGATTTATTAATAACATTTTCTATATAGATATTCTGGTAGTTCCTGCCAACTTCTGAAAAAGCATAATTACTGATACAAAGATCATACTTCCCTCTTTCTAGCTTGTCAGGAGAATTATATTGAACATTAGTAATATAAAGCCTATTAAGATATTTTTCAGTAAGCGCAAGAACTTCCGGTAAGTCGATTATCTTATAAGAACGAGGTTTAAATATATCACATATAATCTTACACTGCCCTCCGTATCCACCGCCTATCTCAACTATATCTAAGTCATTCAGACTGCCGAACCAAAGCACTAAGTCCCCCAAAACCTTAATATACCGGAGCGTAGTCGGTGACATATCCTGCATAATACCTGGATAAAACCTTTTATGAGGTTTGCCAACGAGATCATTAGTCACAAACTTATCCATACTATTTAAGAGTACAGGGGCATTTCGCTGTATCTGCTCAATATATCCCATCCCTTGTTCATAGGATACGTGTTCGAGAATCGGGGTGTAATCCGGGTGACGTTTGAATGTCTCAAATACTAAATCATTCTCTGCTGCCTGCTGGCAGATTCTTAAATAAGCACTGTAATCTATCATATCTTTATCCAGTTTTGACAATAAACATCCTGCCAATCATCCGTAACAGCCGGGCCAAACCACCGGGCAGGGGCATAAACTATTTTATCTCTTTGATTAAGATAAGCACCCCACCACGAAAATGACGAATTAGCAATTATATGATGTGTACATTTTGCCATAGTGTATAAGTCCTCGTAGTCCTCCTGCCCTTCAATGAAGATAACTCTTTCGCCTTTTATAGTCTCTTTGCACCAGCCTATATCATCAGAGAAAACGAGTATGTGATCTATCTTTACCTTAGTTTCTAAATCATCTAAGGCGGTTTTATAATATTCATACGGCAAGGCCGGAAGAAACTGACACATAAATTCGTTAAGATAGTCACCCCGCCGGACATGGATCGAGACGCTATTTTCAAATTCATACTTCCTCTTTGATCTGTTCTCGAATAGCTTTATGACTTCTTTTTTATGATTTGCAAAATATTTCTCACTCTGGAAGAATCCCTGTAATACCATCCCTTCACGGTACGGCACTGGATCAAAGTTGAATCTCGGTTCCATGTATCTTATCTGTTCATAGTCGGGTCGTTCGACCATGTTTTCACATAATACATTTAGATTACTAAATACATTACTTATATAATGACTTGATCCATGACCCTGATTGATATTAGGATTACCCATAAAGAAAGCGCACTTATCATTATTGTCAAGTGCCAGTGAGTATGTCGCTGCAATCTGAAACATCTGATTGCCGAGGCCTCCTTTTAAATGTGCTGTTATCATATCCTTGCTGTTAATATGTCCTCTGCCTGAAAACCATACTCAAAACAAAATTTATATTCCGGATTAATTTTAAGTAACTTCGATCTGATTGTTTCAACATCAAACCCAAATATCCCAAAGCATCGTATATCATCTATCAATATAGTATGAGTTTTAATCTTATGCTTACCAATTATATCCAGCTCTTTCATCAGAGGCGATTCGTTTTTCTTTAGCGTACTCGACCCGTGAGCATCAAGCCAAAATGTGGCAGGCTCTTTTATCATTCTCAAAAGATCACCGAGTACCTCACTTGAATCACCCAGAATAAGATGAACATTATCGTGGTTTGCGAATCGCTTAACACACATATTGTACAGTTCTTTAGATAGTTCTATTGAAAAGACTGTCTTAAACCCTGCATCCAAAGCGTACTGAATACCGTCCCCGACCAGCGTACCAGTCTCAATAAAAATATTATTCGGGTATTTCTTAAATACTTCTTTACCTGTTGGCATTATCTGGGGTGTGAATTAAATATACGTTGAACATTACTTACATAAGGCTCGTAATCATTGACCTTCAATTCAATGTCAGAATATGTCACGCTTTGAGTAGCGCAAATAGGATCAGTTATAAAACAGTTAAATCGTTCCTGTACCTCGACTACATAAAAAACATCTATCACAGGCCGATGATCCGTTCCTTCACAGCTCTGCATAAATTTATTATAATTATGCTGAATATAATTAACTACTTCCCATGTATTAAAAATAATCGCATGGGCGCAATACGCTCCCTTCATCCGAAATAGATTAGCGGAATACCGTTGTACCTCCCTCACGTTGGTAGCTCCGAGCCAAAGCATATCCCAATTCTTTGGTAGTTGTGACATTGCCTGCTCGACCACGCTCCACGATTGCAGCAGTACACAGTCATCCTCAAAGATCACAAACGGCAGCTCTGTTTGTTTTCTTATCGCTGCAAGGTGCGAGGCGGAGCAGCCAAACCATCCCGGAGTAGTCTTTATTGCATTGAACCTCTCGACTTCAAAAGGAAAGTTATTGAGCCGAAAGTCATCCATTCGCTCCGGCCTGTCTTTCAGGTTAATTACTGTTGCCTTCATATAATTGTAATTTACTTTCGGGATACTTGTCTGTAAAACTTGTTATAAGATAAGATGTGACCTTAGATAATAATTCAAATCCTTTATCAACTTTTTTACGAATCATTATGCCAGTCCAGGTCTTTGTGCTTAGTAAGGTGTAAATATTAAAGCCTTTGAAATCAATTATGTCATAGGAGTATTCCTTTATCCCTTCGCTGTCGTGATAGATGATAATATCAAACCTATCCTTTAAAGCATTTATTGATAGTGACCTGTTGCATGTCCACGAATCAACGAATAGTAGATTAGGCCGATCCGAGGGTAACTCCAGTCGCTTATAATAGTCTGATATTTCATCCTTCTGCTCCTGCAATAATTCGTGAAATGAAGTACCTATATCTACCCCGGTCATCTGATGATAGATAAATCTCGCCGTGACCTTATCCCGCATAATATCTACCCATTCCATACTGTTTTCAATACCTATGTATTTAGTTTTATATTCCAGGATGACAGGTGTTGAGTGTATTCCTATCCCTAACTCCAGAGTGAATTTCGGGGCATAAGCACCCATCGCCGCCCGGATTGCCGGGATATGTGTCTTGACTTCCCAGTCACAGATTACCCAGGTCATACGCCACCCCTTCCCAGCCGGTGCAGTGTGCCGCCCCAGTGATGCTTAACGTAATGAATACCATTATACCAGGGATCGTTCTCGTTCGGCCCGCCGGAATAGTCATCATGTACCCAAGGCTCATCCTGAATAATAAGTATCCCTCTCTCGTGCATAAACCGCATAGGAGCCATCATCGGGGACTGATAGAAATTAGGCATCGGGTATTGTAAGGCTATCTTACGATTAATTAATGCACAAGCTGGGTGAAGATAGTTGATCCCTTCCGTGTCATTATCTTTTCTGTTACCCATATACACCGCTCCAATACCGTAACTCTCCGGACGGAGCTTACTCTGTAAGTCCTCAATGAATCCTGGGTTATAGATAATAAGATCAGAGTCGAGAAGCATAATCTGATCCGTTTCTATATGCTGAAAACCATAAGCCATCCCCGGCCCGTGATGTATGTTATAATCAAAATGAGTTATTGTCACGTTGTACTTATCTGCAAATCCTTTTATCTGCTCAAAATGCGCTGTGTCTGATCCATCGATAACCCAGTAAGGAATATCGTAATACTTTCGAAAACCAGAAAGCAGTCTTTCTAATAAATCAGGTGTATTGTAATGAACTGTTAATGCTGTTACCATCTGTTTGGATTTACGTTAATATTTGAATTATGACATACATAGTAAAGTGGAATTGTTATCTTTTTTCTCTTTTCGAGAGGCAGTAAATATTTCTCAATCATATACCAGTCGTGTCCGTACTTATTTCCCCATTTGACTTTTACCTTCTTTCGGTGAGAAATTGTGCTGGTACCTATCATACAAATTATAGGCTGTACTTCACGAGGCAGGACGACCTCACCATCGGCAATATAGTCATCATAATAAATCCAGTCCAGAGCATAGGTATTGAAATTATCACTAATGATCTTCAGGTGGTCATTGCCGAACATATCGTCGTGGTCGAGGTAACAGATTATCTCACCTTTTGCCATCTTCAGCCCGGTATTACGTACCACCCCGCTATAATGATCCTGCTTCGGGATGAGTTTAAAATGAATATTAGCGATGTCTTTATAGTACTGCTCATATATTTCCTTTGCTCTCTCGCTGCCGTCTGCAATTATTATAAGCTCGCAGTCCTTAAATGTCTGATAACAGAATGAATCCACTGCACGGATAAACTTTCGCTCCGGGTCGGGTGCGCTCTTAATTACGAACTGATCTGTATTTGGCTCCGGGACTGTCTCATAGGGAGTTAAACAGACTGGCATGATAACCGATATTCTCATAGATTCATAGATTTTATTATTCGATGTACTGTCATTTCACTTATATTGAAGTCCTCGCTGGTATAAAATACTGAAGTAGTGACATTATTATTTTGTTTACGATAAGCATCATACCTGCAATAGATGGCGTAATGCCTCAAAATACTTATCGGAATAAATCCCATCTTTGTTTCTTCTTTTACCGTCTGAAGATTATTATTTATATACTCAAAGCGTGTCATTCAAAAATAATAAATTTAATTAGATTGTAGCACGAACTTTTATTTTATTTACACTATCTGTCCGGACATTTATATCCTCAACGGTTACTATCGGGGCTGGCATCTTCGCTAATGCCCTTGCAATATCATCAGCCGTTAATAGATTCTGATTTGGTATTGCGTTTAGTTGTGACTGACTTAGTTGCGGTTGTGTCAGGATTGATGACCCTGCCGATTGTGCGAATGTCCTCTGCGCCGGGGCTGATGCGGAAATAGCAGTCGGAGTCGAACCGCCTCCACTACCGCCAGGAACCTTTACGGCAATTATCCTTTTTACATTCGCTAGTCCTGCTGCCACCGCTGCCGCTGCCGCTGCCGCACCAAGTATCGGGCCTACTCCCGGAACGCCTGCAAGAGCTTTATAAGCTGCTGTTGCTGCTGCATACGTGTTAATTGTCGTTTCTGCTATTGCAGCCGCCTTTCCGATTGCTGTATTCTCTCCAAAGATAGTAGCTAAGTTACCTGCAAAGTTTGCACCCAGAGCTAATTTTTCCTCACTTGTTAGTTTCGCAATCTCTAGTTCTACTGCTGCATATTTTTCCTGAATACCAGCAACAGCCATACCCGTCTCTTCTGCAACCCTGATTTCTTCATTCTTTTTTACATTTAATAAACTGCGTAAATATTCAACGTCCGCCGTTGTTTTGTCTTTTAATATCTGCAAGTCCGCCGCTGCTTTCTCTTTGGCTGCATCCTCATCATTAGTACCGCCCTTAGAAGTAGAGGTTTTTGCTAATCTATTTATTTTTATCTGATCGCTGTAATACTCTTTAGTAATAGTATTTCTTTCTTTTAGTAATCCATTTAGTTTATCTTCTACAACTTCCTGTGTAGCTGTCATGGTAGATATTGCTATAAGGTTATCAATTTCCTTATTGACTGATATAATTTTTTCAGATGCCAATTTATTCGCAATTTCATCAGCGGCAATAGCAGCGTTTTTTATCTCTAATGCAGTCGCTCCCTGCTTTCCTGCTATTGCACGTTGCTCTGTTAACTTAGCTTCTAACCCTTCCCATTCAGTCTCTTTTGCAAGCTTCTCGTCAGATATAGCCTCTGATTCTTGGAGGAGTTTATTATATTCTAATGTCCATTTCACTTTATCCTTATAGCCTTTAAGACTTTCTAATAAGGCATTATTGTCTTTAATCATTAATATAGATGACTTCTTCTGTTCTTCATAATATGCTCTTTGTTCATCTGTTAAGCCGCCAAAAGCTAAATATCTTTCCGCTTCAGCCCTATTAGCCGCTCCAGTGTTAACACCACCTAAAGCTCGTTTTATTGCATCTTTACGAGCTTCTTCTGCATCTTTAGAATATCCCGCAAATCCGTATTTTAATTTATCAGCTGACTTAAGAAATAAATCCATATTCTCTTTTGCATCCTTCCATACTTTTGCAATCACAGCAATGGCAGCAGTCACTAATCCCATAACTCCACCACCCTTAACTAATGACATAAGTCCATCAGATAACTGATTAACACCTTCTGTTACTTTTCCAAATGTACCGCCGGCGACACTGCCAATCTGACTAAATGCAGAGCTCACAGCCTCTCCGTAATTTCCTACATTTAAACGGTTATCATGTATCCCTTTACCAAAAGCATCAAGCCCTTTTTTAGCTTCATCAACCCCTTTTGAAAGTTTAATATATTTATCAGTCAAAGTATAAGTGCCATCGGCATTTTTTACCATCATACCACCTTCCAATTTTAAGGCAGTTTGCATTAACTGATGCTGCCGTAAAAGTTGTTCGTATGATCCTGACTTAGCTTTATTCGCTTTCGTTGCTAAATCAACTAATTTTGTAGCATCACTGACCGCTTTTTTTGAATCCCGATATGCTTTGTTGGTTAATTCAATCTCCTCACGGGATTTAAATTGACCCTTTTTAAGTTCATCAACTGCTAATTTTGCATCTTCATTGGCTTTTTTGGCCTCTATTAACAGGTCAATATACTCTTTGAGATTGCTCTCAATATCTATTATATACTTCTTTGTCTCGTCTGCCATGATTTCTAATTATAAACTACCAATGTACCTACTGTTACCCATTCTGTCCCAGTCCATCGCTTTAACTTACTTTCAGGAGCAATGATAGCAACACCCGGAAGTATTCTTGTTACAACAATATCAGTTTCATCAGCACCAGCTTGTGCCTGTCCTTCCGTAGCCCAAAGAATTATTGTTGTCTCTTGTGCTATCGCTGGAAATGCTAATGAATAATCAGGGGCGATGTATAACACAACATCTGCCGGAGTAACTTCCCCCGCTCTGATAATTGTGTCGGCTATCATGCTCCTGTAAGTATTGCAGAAATACCCTGTAATGGCGGTGCAACCTGTAATACAATTACTCGGTATTGCGTAACAGTATCGGCAACCTCAAAAGCGTAAATGCCTATGTCGTTGGTCATTGTTTCGGCAATTTTAACCTCATCGGATAGCCTTTGCAGTATTGCCCTGCATCCAGCCTTTGGTAATCCTCCAGCATCTTTGGCTACTCCCATGATCTTATACGGAAGAGAACCACCACCATCCTCTACATAGACCTTTTGATACCATCGTTTGCCTATCATAAAAGATAAGCCAGTTAATGGATCACCAAAATCGAATATTTCAGAATCATTCTCAATTGGATTATCCATGACATAAGGATGGAGTAAGATCAAATCAGTGCTTACCTCATCCTCCCATATAGCAACTAAGTCTTTATTTGCTTTCTGACAAGACCAACTATTTGTCGCTGCTTGAGCGAACATCGGAAGGTTATGACCAGCCATCTTTACCTCCTTATTCCTCGCACACAACATCAATATCTGTCACCCCATTAGTCCCGAGATTCCAGATGACGAGTGACTTGTTTGCAGCAAGAACCCTGCCTCTTGGGAATGTGATAACTCTTCCTGCTCCGATTGTTGCAGGTAAGTTCACTCTCCTGTGGAAGAATAACGGAATTGTTGGAGGAGTACTCCACGCAAGAGCCGTCTGGCTTTGTCCTACCCCTTCGGCAGTATCTTCCGGGATTACTGTTACCGGAGTGGTTGGTGTCCCCCCTTGCGCCTGAGCTTCACCAATACCAAACAGACTTGCCGTAGCAGCAGCCATTGTTATGGTGATTTCGAGAATCTTTGTCCTTTTTGCGGAAGGAGACCGGAACTCTAATGTAGCCACACCTGACGTGACGTTAGTGGTTCTGTTTGAAATTGAATAAATTGCCATTTTACTTTTGTTTTAGTGAATATTATTAATTTGTGTCAATCCATAAATCCCCCGCTGCCGGATTTTCCGGTTCAATTGCGCTAACTGTTATCTTTGGCATACCTGCCAATTTTGTAATCTCAGTATCCGTAACAAGCGAACTGCCAGTCACTTTATCTACCTTGCCAGACAAGTCGATATTTTCCAAGACATCAGCAGTTATTGCATCAAGTTGCTCCTGTGTTAATTCGCCACCAGTAACATTAGCCAGTCGTTCAATTTCTGTATCAGCGATCAATGATTTGCCCTCTACCTTTTGAACTAATTTTATTAATTCAAAATCTGGAATAATCCCCATTATTGTTACTTCTGGCATGATTAAAGTTTTATAAGTTCAATAATACACAATTTTCCCGGTACATAGTTATTAATCTTATTAACATAAAAATAAGCCTTATATTGACTTAGATAAATAGGTATGTAATGTTTTAGACTTGCAACCTCATAAACTGGCAAGTTAAATTTTGCCCTGCGAAGATTAGTCTTCGACAGCATCCGTGATAAGCCTGCATAATTAGTGACGAGACTGGTAAAAGCAATATTCGCCGAAGTAGCGATCTTACAATTAGCCACGTCTGAATGTCCCCCAATACCATCATATATCTTAAATGTTATCCCTGTGGCCTCCTTAACATAAACTACCCTCGGATCAATCGATTTACGGCTTTTATAAATGACAGATGGAGCAGCGGCAGCCGATGCCTCTGCATCATATTCATTAAAACCAATCCGGGAAATAGTAATCGGGTTAGTAGTCGGTGCAATTATCTCGTCACATGTAGATATATTAAGTTCAAGCATGTCCTTTTCTTTTGGCCTTGTCTCATCATTCAGTTGCATAATACCTGTACCATTACCCTTGATAACATCTTCTGATTCTTTATATTTGAGATAATTGATTTGCGCATAGTCGCCATACTTAAATTCAATTTCATCTTCTCGTTCAGACAGGTAGGCACTCCAATCCCTTGCGATAGGTATATTATTATACAGATCATTATAGCTCCAGAAATATATCTCTTTATCCCTTGCAGTGACATCGGGTATTAATCCAAACATATTACAGATCATCTTTATAAATTCAACCTGTGTCATATCCGGTAAATTAATTTCAGGAGTTACCACATTACCATAAACGGTTGCTACTGATGGGATAATTTCAATAATCGCATTATAATAATAACGTACTGCCACAGGCGACCCAATAAATACCTGTAAGCCATCTCCAGCAGTAGCAGTATATTCAACCTCATAGTGATTCATATAAAAAAACAGTGACAAATATTCAAAACTAGAAGATATTAAAGTGAATGTTGCTACTAAACCTGCAATACTATCATAGAGATATAAAGGTAATGTTCCCGGAGCAGGACTGATTAGACTGACCCAAACTTCTATTTTATATTTTGCTGTAAATGGTGCTATGTAGGTTCCTGCTAAGTAGGTTGCATCCCCGACTATAAGATTATTTCCGGATAGCATTGTAGTCACGTAATAATTTTCATATCCTCGCCATGATAAAGAATATAATTTAGTGTTAAATGATGCATGCGGCGGTTCCAGGTTTGCTATTGGCATAAATAATTTCAGGAATGTATCATCGGTCAATATAGCACCCGACACATAATATTTAAGACCTGTCTTTGGATTATCAAATATCTCATCCCAGATAGCCTTAACCTTAATAAACGGCCAAATCAATCCTCCATACATACTAACTGTATTACCGACAACCAGTGGGGCAACTAACCCGGCATCATCCGATGGCTCACAGAGAGGGTAAAGATAATCGCCCCCGGCATGGCTGGCTGCCTGCGTCACCCTGTTCCACGTGTGAACAGTTGAAGCAAGTGACAAATCAACTAATTTAAGCTCTTCAATCTCCTTAAAAAAGTTAAGATTACCGGAATATATTGATACGTGATAATACTGATCGTCCACATTGTCGAGCATCATTATCCCGCCGGTTATCATCTCAATTCCGTTCTGTACTAATCGGCAGGATTGCTTTTCATACGGGAAGTTAGTACTCGCCCCGACCTCCCCGGATAACTCAAACAGCCCTTGCATGGCTCTTGTCTTTCGTATTCTGAACTGTGCCGTATAGTCCGATTGTCTATCCTGCATCTCTGCAATATCATTGACCTGCTTATTAATCGGCACTACTTCGTCGTCATCCAAATCGCAGAGCGTGTCACCAAGATACAACTTGATTGACTTCTGATAGACTGCCGGGGTGTTTGGTAGCTCTTTGCGTGTAATCTCAAAATTCAGAATATAAGACTGCGTATCGGTATTTTTTATCAGGTGATCGCCTCTGGTAATATCTACCTCCCGCCATACGAGGTCTTCGTATTGTTCTACTTTTTCTGCCAGTAGTAACCCGGTGAATCCGAGAATATTTGCCGGGGTGATCCCTTCCAAAGTTACCTGATATGAATAGTCTGCTTTTATCTTAGTGGCGTGTTCAACTTTTGAGATCCGTGAGAATAGTCTTGTCACATGAGTGTCAAGGCTCTCGGTCTGCATCTGCACATCATAACCGTTGCTAAAGAGAAAGTAATGCCAGCCATTGAACCACCAACGTAGGTAGATTCCTGCGGTACAGTTAGAAACAGCTAATGTTATCTCACCTATCTTCATCTAAATAAGTATAAATTAGGTTGTAAAACATTGAGGCAAATATCCCGGCAGAAACAAAAAACAGAAGTTCAATAATATCAAAAGGCTTAGTAAATAGAAAATACCACAGCATCACTTGGCCGGTAAAACATTTATAGCATCCCCCTAATGGTTTACATAACCAGTCCGGCAGCTTGCATATCTGTTTCTGATACCATTCAAATATCATCCCTTCTTCACCGAGGGCGCAAAACATATAAGTGATTAAGGATATTTTGAGTATGTCTATCATGGATAAGTTATTACCAAATCATCACAGAGCTTCGCTGCACTTGTAGTATGTCCTACCTGCCCGATTATTGCAGTTGTGTTCGCCTGCCCTGTGCCTATCGCTGTGCCGGTAGTACCTATTGCCACATTATTAATATTACTCCAAACCGAATTTGCACAATCTACTGGTGCTGCTTCTAAATAATCATCGCCATTTATGTAGAATATCAAACCTCCCGCCGGGCCAATACCTCTTAAAGAATAAACTGTTGTAGTCGTAAATGCACGGCAAGCACGTACGTATTGACTTAAAGATTTAGCATAAGGGCCAAAGAAACCAGCAGGGAAATTAATACCATCTGCCTGCGTATCAGGACTACCAAAATAAGAATCTTCTGTTGAACTTTTATATACTGCTCCAGTAAAACCACCAACACCAAATAGATATAATTCATCATACATAGCCCTTAATTCATCCTTTGAAGGAAGGAACCAGTCATCAAAAATATGTTGAACGGGCGGTGCAGAAACGTTTTTCAAAAGTCTGACTGAATGATACATACTCTTATCTGCGGATAACATCTCGGCATTTGTCCAATGTGATCCTAGCCGTACATAATATGCTTCACTACCAATACAGAATGATTCATAGTATTCACTTTCAGAACTTGTCCAGAACTTACCATAATATTTTTGATATAAGAATAGTCCCAACTGCCACCAATCCTCCGGGGCAGGAGGGGCACAAGGATAGCCAAAATACTCACCGCCGCCAAGAGCTGTAAATCCAGTCACATTATTTGCAGCATCAAAATCCCAGTGAACCGTTCCATCTTCCTTTAGCTTTTCCCCAGCAACAGAATCGCCACCAATATAGTCTATCAATGCCTGCCATTCATCTTTTGTGGGAACATGCCACCCGGAAGGGCAGAAGCCGGAAGCGATAACCTGATTATATGTATAAAGTCCTCCATAGATTGCACGATTTGCCTCATTATCATAAACCTTTGATCCCGGATAACTCGAAGCGTAGTTTTTACACATCCAAATCTGCGTACCGATAACCACTTCACAGGTGGTTAATGGGTTGCCTGTAAGATCAAGGATAACAAGCGGAACCGTATCAGGTATCTCCGGGCTGTCTGTAATCTCATTATTAGGTAGTATCAACTCTTCCAGGTTAATAGCTGTCGGAGGGATAGTTATTTCAGTTATGTGCTGCCCGTCAGCTTCAAGTGTAATGATATTCTCTTCGCCTTCAATTACTATCTCATGCTCCCCGGTAGTGCCTGTATAGTCATGCGTGATAACATCGTCACCCCCTGTCAGAACGATTGTCTCCGGCGGAGTACCGTCACCCCAGTCGATAATAATAGTTGATCCTGGTATCCCGGATATTGTCATCGTGAACACCCCGACGTTATGATGCGTGATAACTATTGCATGTTGATTAACTGTTGTGGTAGGTACTTCAGCAACAGGGCTGTAATACCCCTCACGGCTGCCGAGCATAGCCACAAACTCAAACTCATAACCATTGATGTAATTATTTTTAACGGTTACTGATCCCGGCTCAATACGGACATTCATCCATCCATCAGCAGTGAGCATATGTATCTCTCTACTATTCCTGATTGTCCTTAATGCGTTTATTTGTTCATAAGTAACCTGACCCGATCCCATTGATATTTTCCGGGAGCCTATTGTATCATAATTTTCTCCTTCGGTATTCATTACTATCTCACCGGGAAGGAAAAACCAATAGTGCCAGCCATTATAATACCAACGAAGATAGTAACCCTGACATGGTCGTTTGATAGGTATATTTACTTCACCTATCTTCATGGTATAGCTACTTCAATAGTAAGATGATCGGCAGTATCAGGAATGGAAGCCGGGTCTATTTTAAGCGAGTTGATGAATCCTTCCAGCGCATCAGCAGGGACATACGTTATAATATCGACACCGAGCTGTGTATTAGCAATGTTGTATATCTTCATAGTGACAATAAGTTCCGTTACGGGGGATACTTCCGAGAGTTCTGGCAGGATAAATGAGAGATCAAAAGGTAATCCAAGAAATAGTATCGGCCTGTCAAATGAATTTAGGAACGGTGCATCCCTCATAGCATTAACGACATACTCATAAAGGTTCGACCCCTGCTCTTCGCTCCTGACACACTCGCCATAGTACCAAAGTATCTCATCCGAGGGTGGAGATACACTCCCGCCTTCAGGTATCCACGACTCGGAACTACCGTACCAGCAACCCCGATATTCAAATGAGAACTTACCGCTCTTGGTAGTCTCCTTCATTATGATTGCTGAATAGTCGCCTATCTTACCAAGTGCAGTATGTATCCTCAGCACCCCGGAGACATCCAAATCGGCAAACCCAAACGAATCCGGTGAAGCGATAATAGTAAATGATTCCAGAATACCATTGACAGTAAGTCTCCCTTCGAAATAATACCCTCCAAACTCAGTATTGTCATTAAGGTAAGCATCCTGATTCAAAGGATTCAACTCAACGTCACCAGGATTAAATCCAGCGATATAATCTAAATCAGTATAAATTATCGTTGTGGTTGATCCTGCCTGTACCTCACCGACAAATATAGTATCCAGTGTCTTATTATATACCGAGATAATATTTGCCGCTGCCCCAGTGTAAGTCCCGGCAGCAACAGTTATTGCCAGCAGTCCGGCTCCGTATGAAGCAGCCGAGACAATAAGATAATCCCTTCGCTGTAATCGGAAGTTATTAGCTGATTCCGTTGCAACCCACCGACTTATGATTGTAGGATCAAGCGGCTCAGGATGTTCAGGAGTGGATATTAGTCTTATCATTGCGTATTATTTTAATAGTCTTTAGCCTTGCTTTCAACTTAGCCAGAAATTGAGGGCTTCGCTGGCTCATTAACTTCCTTATCTCAGATTTTATATTGTCCGGTATCATATTACCTCCATTGTTATCTTACCTATTACACCCTCGAATTTCTTATTGATCTTTTCAATAGTCTGCTTCCTGACAGTCGTATAAACATCGACAAAAGTCTTATTCCTGAATTGCTGATTGCCATATTTGTTAATGTACCATGTCATTGACTTTGCTTCTGATAGTTTACCTTCCGGGGTTTTTGATTTAAACATATTGCGCTTCTCCATCCATCGGTAAATCTTTTTATACAGATCAGATGATTTATTGCTTTTCCTCGGCCCTCGACCATGTTCCAAAACTCCCAGCCAGTATGGAACTAGAATACCATCATGCAAGTCATTTATCTCAACCGTAAACATCTTCATTATAGAAGGTGAAATTTTATTCCCTGAATAAGAGTTCCTGTCTCCTATCAGCTTAATCATCTCTTCGAGTTCCGGTTTTAAGTCAATGCCTATCATAAGCAGAATATTAATATCAGCGCAATTAATACACCAATTACGATATAAGGAATCGATTTAAGTATTGTACCTCTTTTCATTTTTGTTTCATACTGTGTAACTTTCTGACTAACTATTTAATTATTAACTGTTTGTAAATTTACGTTTTTTTCATTCAACAGGCACATAAACCCCCTCGCCCGGACTTACAATCACGCATTTGTCCTCATTCGTTATCAGCACCCAATTAATGGGGATTGACCAGCCGATAAGATTAGCATCGTACTTTGATTCTTTAACCTTAGTAATCGTTACATCGGTTATCTTCTGAAATATTTGAGCTGCAATAGCCTTGTAGATAAACACCTTGACAATTTCGAGTAAGTCCTGGAGGGTATGTTCATTGTTATAAACAAGGTCTTCCGGTCTTACCTGCTGAAGTATCTCTACTGTCAGGATAGGACGTTCTGTGATTGCATTTGCTTTTACTTGCAGGAGTACCTCATTCGGCTGCACTATGACCCCGACAATATCAGTGGCGTTGCTCTCATCGGTGCGAATATTAGACAGGTTATCCGTCTCATAGACGACCAGCGTGCAACCGGAGTTAATCAGTAATGCCTCAATATTATGGATCAGTGCGTTCATTTGCGTTTTGGTTTTGGTTCACTTGCTGTCTTTAAGAGATCAAAGTATTTCTCCTGAAAGTCCGCTGTCTCCTTCGCTAACATGAAACGTACAAGACATTCATTATAAGGAGTAAGGAGTACTTCCGGCACGGTTATCTTCATCACATCACGAAGGAAATCCAGGGAGGTTAATTCAGAAAATACGTTGAGGCGATCTATCCCGGCTGCGACCTCCAGCTTAGAAGGCTCCCTGTGAAGGAGTGTCCGTTCCTGCTCAATCATCTCGCCAACAAAGGTAATCAGTTGCATAGCGACCGGGTATAAATCTATCGCCTGTAAAGTTAATATATATTTTCCAAATAACAACGCCTTTTCTTCATCCCATTTATCACCAGTTACTAAAGAGTAGTAATAACCATCCATAACCCTGAGTATCAAACCAAAATCATTCTCTTCTTTTCTGGCAATAAACAGCCGCTGACCGTAACACAGGCTCTTATTGAACTCTTCCACGCTTTGAGGCACTCTGTATTTCTTTCTTCTTATCCGTATCACATTAGGCACTGGGAGCTGAATAAGGCCGTCCGGCAGCCCGGAATATATCTCCGGGTCGTATATCATATCCCGAAGCGTGAGTCGTTCTAAGGCCATTATCCGTACCATTGCTGACCCCCTGTTGAAATATGAGCGACTTCAAAATACATACGCATAATAAATACATCCAGCCAGTCTGGACTTCTTCCGATATGCTCTTTTATCTTTTCTTTTGGCATAATTCTTAATTTACCGTCTTTATCGCTATCGTAAGTTTTTAACATACCCAACTCCTGCCGTATCATTTCTATTTCTCTATCAGGTAAATCGCAGGAAATATATATCTTATCCGCTAATTCTGCTAATTTATAACCACATTCTGATTTAAGATTTTGATAATTAGAATTTTCAGCTTTGGAATTATTAACGAATCCTTTACACCTCAACCCATCAACTACACCTCCACCAACCCCGTCTTCATCACAAACAATATCGTATAATTGAACTTTATGATTAATCCTTTTTGCATTGATAGCATTTTTAATATCTTCAGTAGATGAAATATCAAATGCAGTATATTCTATCATTTGCCATCCCTCCCATACTGTTATGATTGCTCTATCAGATCCGTAACGTGCAATATCAGCGACTATCTTCTTTCTTCCCTTATCAGCATATATATTTGAAAACATATTACTAATCATATCAGCATCAATCATTGTGTTAGGATCGCTGTCATATTCCCAATTCCCTAATTTTAATCTTTCCTTTTCATTTTGCGGCAACCTGTCAAGAGCCTTAAGATAATCATCTGTCAGGTATTTGTTATCAGTTGGTAATGATTGAATGAATTTTCTATATGCAGGTAATGTCCCATTCTTTTGAGGTAGATAAAAGTTATTATACGCATATCCTTTATTTGGATTGCAAGTCATTAATATTTTACGCTTCAAATTATAGTCTGTATTTTTCCACCGGCCTACTGATACTGCCAGGTTTGTTATTGCTAAAGAACTAATTTGTCCTATCTCTTCAAACCAACCACGTGTAAATTGAAGCGAACCAAAGCGATGATATTCAGGATCAGAAGGTAAATATTTGCAGTCAATGTAAAAGACCTTTGAATTATTGTACAGTTGGAAGTAATTGTTTTGTCCGTTATATGTTACATATTTCTCAAACGGCAACCCCATAAATGTAAACACCTCAATTATAGAGGGAGTTGTAAACTTTGTAAGATCATTCAGATTCTGCCTTGCTATGAAATAATGAGTACCGGAATAAATCAAAGCATCTGAAAATATCAAAGCGGAACCAGTAAATGACTTAGTTCCGCCCTTTGCGCCTCCGAAAAGTATCTCTTCAGTTATATCATCACACCAATATTCAGCTGCCGTAATTTGCTTGGGCTGCAATTTTAGTACTGGTATCATTCATCCTTTATTATTTTCATTCCAGTAACAGGTTCCGCAAACTTTATATTTTGTTCAACTTCTACCTTATCCCCGTATTTTTTAGGCTGCAGTTTTGCTAATAACCATTTTCGAGAATCAACCCTTAACCGATCACGATTAACAACGGCATGATCTATAACTTCTCTGCCGTCTTCTGTCATGGTTATGTCGTGCTCATAATTATCCGCAATTTCAAGCATCTCATGGGCCATTTGCTCAGCCCTCATTTCGGTCGCGCGCGCGTATCTTTTTGACTTTTCAGTATCTTCAAGTAACACATAAAACGTTTGAGTTGACATTCGACCTTTTAAAGCCCCAATAGCAGATTTCCCATTCTCTGCTATATCGGTTATTATTTCATCAAATAACTTATTGAGCTCCTTTTCTCCTTTTGGCGCTGCCATTATTGGTTTTTATAAGGTAGTTTTCTATTATGTACCCGGTTTAATCTATATATAGTATCTAAACATACATTATATTCTGCCGCTAATTCACGGTATTTATAATTATAAGTTAGGCATTTACCTAATATTTCATCTATCTGTATTTGACTTAATTTTGCATTAGGATTATTTTCTCCTTTAAGTCGTACAGCGTTTTTACCTCTATTAATAAATTGATTTTTTCTTGCCCTCTCCCGTCTCTCATCTGTCCATGCTAATTTCATTTTTATCTTAGTTTCTTCAGTATGATGTTTATGATAAAAACCATTCTTTTCACATTTTGAATTTGCTTTTCGGTATTCACTAAATCGTTTTCTTGTTTCTTCGCTCCAAATTCCTTTTATGCCAAGTGTATTTCCAGCTATTTTACAAATATTAAAAAATGGATCAAGAGCATCTATATATGATTGTTCATGAATTAATAAATTTTCTTTTGGACATTCTAATATTGCTGTGAATATTAAATCAAACTCTCCGTATTTATTGTAATGGTTTTGTAGCTTAATAGAATGATGTTTATTTCTTCGCAGTTTTTTTAAATGTTCATACCACCTATTGTTGATATTTATGGCACTACCAACATATATTCTATCTGGATGAATAACTGACTATATTTTATAAATACCAGTCATTATTTTTTCGGAGGTCTTTTCTTTCCGCAGTTACACATGATCTTTCTTTTTTTGTTCAGGCCATATCAGAACAATAATCAGCGCCAGAACGATTAACCCCATTATAATGTACCCATCCATTTTGCAAATTTAAACCTTTAATCTGAATTAAACAAATTTACTTTCGGTGGTCATCAAATACACCCTGTCGGCGTTCAATTGCTTCTTCAGTGCAGCTACCATTTCATCGTATCCCTTTTTGTTGATTACCTTTCCTATTCCTATACAGAAATATCTACAATCTTTAAATACTCGTGCGCTCTCAACGTATATCTCACCGGGCTTTAGTTCGGGTAAATCCATTTACTTCTTCTTTGTGAAAATATAAACAGTATCGGTTGCTGTTACAACGCCATTAACCTTAGTCTCTACAATCTCTATTTTAAGGGTATTTTTAGAGAGAGCTTTTTTACGTGGCGCTGTATCAACAATAGTAACTATTATTAAAGTTAATACAAGGCAAGCAAAACCAGTAAGAAGCGCAGTCAGTCCGGCTTCATCTTCAGAAATAAAATAAACAAGTCCTGATATAATTGCAATCAGTAATGCTACATAAAAAATCATTTCCCCCATAGTTTTAAGTTTTAAGTTTATAATAATAGTTTTTGAATTTTAGCATAGTACTTATTCTTTTTTGATATTCCGTTCCATACTTGACAACCCTTTTTAATCTCATTAGCCGGGTTCCAGTAATTTTGAACAATCCAAAACATCTCAATTGACTTGAGAGAATCTAGGCAGTCTTTAACGGTGTATTTCTCATAACCGACCAGCCTATTCACCTCTTTAAGCATAATTTCTCTAATCTGCAGAAGACCTAC